CCACGGCCACTATTGGTACAGTGTGGGGGTATCTCGACAACAGCTTCTACGACGGTACGAACTACTTGGATGCTCCGGCTGGTGGAGGTGGGTTCGACCTGGTCCATGGCAAGGATGCTGGTGGCACAGTCCTCACTAACCTCGACTCGGCTAACAAGCTGTCGTTGGGATGGACCGGGCCGGCCACCGCGCGACTTGAGGTCCGAGACGCCAACGTCGAACAAGCCCGTTTCGGGTTTGACGCCGATAGTTACCTTGGTGTACAGGCGGCGAACACATACATCGACCTCAACGCTGGTTCGGGGATCACGGGCGCCGGTGGCGAACCTGCACAGGTCTTTGGCAATTTCTCGCTGGAACTTGATAACGTTGCGAATCCTGGTCAGGTCGCGCTTGGTGTCGTCGGGCACAGCGCACAGACGGCCAACATACTAGACGTATATCAATTTGCGAACCCAAACCCCATGTTGGGGATCGCTGCGACGGGAGCGGCCACGCTTCGCACCAACACCGTAGGCGCGGTGAATCTTACGTTCCAACAGATTGGTTCACAAACAGGCGATCCTATACGCCACCTATCGTCAGGAGCGGTGCTTCTGAATCGGCTTGATACGTCCGGGAGAATGGGTTTCCGAGAGACGACTACGCCTGTCCATGTTGCCAATGAGGGGAAGCTCTACACCAAGGACTTCGGTGGTAGGACCGAGCTGTGTTACTTCGACAGCGACGGAGCGGCGACAGGGGTCGAGGTCCGGCTGACCACGCTGGGGGCGGTGAGCGGCATCGGGCCGGGCACCACGAATCGGCTTGCCAAGTTCACGGGGGCGGCTGCGATCGGAGACAGTAGCATCACGGATACAGGCTCGCAGATATCGAGCGCGACGCCGGCCCTGTGGACTGGTCTCCACACATTCGATCCCGGCAACACCCCGGCGGCGGGTGTCCTCATCCGCATGGGCGCTGCCGGCAGCGACGTGCTGAGCAACTGGCTCGAATGGTCGCTCGATGTGGATGCTACCATCGAGAACTGGCGAGCCGTTGTGAAGGGCGACGTGGACGGCTCCCCGGATGGCTACTCGGCTTGGGCGCTGCAACACGATGCAGGTGGTGGATTTTGGGAGGAGGCGTTCCGGGTCGTCAGCAACGATGGCGTGCTTGGCATCCAGACCGTACACGGCATGACCGCCGTCGCCAACGACAACGACATCGCGGCGAACAAGCTTCGCAGCTCCACCGGCACTGTCATCCCGATCAACGACAACACGCCCTCGGCTGGGAAGGTGCTCAAGATCAAGACCGATGGGGTGACGGGCCAGTGGGCGGACGACGCGAGCGTGGGAATCTACGGGGACGGGAGTGATGGGAACTTCGTCGTGACTGTGAACACGACGCTAGGCTCCGACGCTTACTACAACGATCTACAGATCAACAGTGGCGTGACGTTGTGGAACGGCGGCTACAAAATCTTCGTCAAGCAGAACCTTATCGTCAACGGGAACATCAAGCAGGGTAATGCGACAACCCCCGGTGTTGGGTTGGATGCTGTTGGCGCGGCCCGTGGAAACGGTGGAGGAGCCGGGGTCGGTTCGACGCTAGGGACGGGAGCTGGTGGCGGCAACGGCGCCGATGGGGATCTTGACGCAGGCGCGGGAGGAAGCAATGGTGGCCAGTCCACCGGCGATGGTGGTCAAGGCGCCGCGGGCGGAATAGGCGGAACCGGAGCCAGTGGAGGCGGTGGGGCCGGTGGAAATGCTGGAGTCTTCAATCGGTTCAAGTTTCGCCAGTTCGGCGCCACGACCATGAACCGGACATCCATCGCCTTTATTCAAGGTGGTGCTGGCGGCGGTGGAGGTGGGGCCGGTGGCGGCGATACTCCTGGGGCCGCGGCAGGGGGCGGTGGTGGAGGTGGTGGCGGCTCGGCTGGAGTCCTCGGTATCTGGGCCAGGTTTATCACTGGAACCGGTGGGGTGATCGGCGCTGACGGGGCGAAGGGTGGCAACGGTGCAGCCGGAACCGGCGGCAACGCAGGCGGAGGAGCGGGTGGCGGTGGAGGAGCGGGTGGCTTGCTCTACATCGTTTCGGATTCCTTCGGCAACGGAGTCACGTACCAAGCACTCGGAGGCACGTTTGGCAATGGCGGCGCAGGTGTTGGTACCGGCCTACCTGGGGCCAACGGTGGGGCCGCCGCCAACGGCACCGTCTACAAGTTCGACCGGACCCAGGGCATTCAGGTATAGGAGAGCAACTATGGCCAGCTTCACCATCACGATCCCGGATGCCCAGCTCACTCGCGTGCTCGACGGCATCGCTGCCCTCGGTGGCTGGAATGCCGCGCTGGGCGTCACCAAGGCCCAGTTCGCCAAGCGATGGATCAGAGACCAGATCCGCCGTGCCGTGCGGGACGGGGAGATCGGGGCGCTCTCTGGCACGGTCGGATTCACCGACGTGGATGTTCCGTAAAAGGAGACCTGTATGAGTGCCGATGTAGAAGCTGGTGCTAATGCAAGAGAGCCTGTGACACCTGCCGCCACAGCTAACCGCGGGCGCAGGATCAGCCACCTGCTCATCTCCGTGAGTTTCGACGTGTTCGACTCGGAGGGGAGGAAGTGCAACATCCAGGACACCGGTAACACCCCTCTTATCATGTGCGAGGCGGAGATTCCACCCAGCCTCTACGACTGGCTTCGATCCAAGCGACTACCCGTGTGAGGTGTCCATGAATGAGTTCCTACAGTTCATCAGCAACGCCTCAGGGGCTGGACTAGCCCTAGGCGGATTCATTGCCTATACCATGTGGCGGCAGAAACGGGGGAATGGGTTCTCTTCCACCGACCGGGAGCATTTAACCATCGTCTCCCATGCCACCAAGAAGATGTGCGAAGCCTTGGAGAAGCACGATCTCCGCGCGGTAGAGGCGATCGTCAAGATGGCGGATTCGTCTGCTAAGGACACGGAGATCCTGAGAGAGATCCGTGACATGAGGCTAGAAATGGCCAGAATGGGGAAGGTGGAGTAATGCCGCTCAACATCGCATGCTTCGACATAGAATCGACCAGTCTCAACGCCAGCTTCGGTCGGCTCTTGTGTGCGTGCTTCAAGTTCCAGGGCGAGGAGGAGGTCCGTATCTACGAAGCCTTCAAGCTGCGGGACGAGGAGAAGTGTCTACGCGATATCCGTAAGATGTGGGATAGCGTAGACATCCTCGCCACCTGGTACGGCAAGCGATTCGACGTGCGGTTCCTGGATGCCAAGGCCACCAGGTATGGAATCGCGCCATTCTTCGGGAAGATGCACATTGACATGAAGTTCACGCACGCTCACAGATGCGCGACGGCAGGGCACTCGTTGGCCGCTGTGAGCGAAGACCTGCGGACCAAGAACCGCAAGTACGATGTCCCCCGTGAGATGTGGCAGGCCGCGGCTGACGGGGATAAGAAGGCGTTCCGTGAGATCGTGCTGCACTGCCAACAAGACGTGCTAGTATTAGAAGAGGTACTAGACAGGACCAAGCAACTCCTGGTCCACATTACGAGGTAGGCGATGTCGGTCGTGATGCTAGTGCTACTAGGTGCGGCTGCCCTGGCCATGGTAACTCTCTCTGACCTGCGTCGTAAGAGGCGGAGATGGTAGGTAGGGCTTCCTGGGAGGAGGACCGGGAATGTTCCGAGCTGGGCGAGGACTGTCCAGCGTGGACTAATCATAAGCACCGACGTAGGAGATCGCATGTTACGACGTAGCGTGAAGTTGCTGGCCTTGGGCGTGGCTGGGCTGGTACTGCTAGCCACAGGCGCGGGGCTACAACAGGGCTGTAACAAGCGAGAGGTCGATGCGCTCAAGTCCGCCCAGGCCAAGGTGGAGATGGCGGCAGCCGGTTACCGAGACGCCCTTGTGGTGAAGGAGAAGGAGCTAGCGAAGCGGATGGAGCTACCCCCCGCTGCCATCGAGGCCGGCGTCAAGCCTGTCGTCCTGACCCGTACCATCACCAAGACCGTCCAGGTAGAGGTACCCATCACCACGATCATCCCGTGTGACTCACCCGCCGTCCGTGTGGACGTGCCTGTAGGTACGCGCCCCACCGGGCCTGTGCAGGTGATGGGGATGTCAGCGGAGACCTACTTCTCGCTGGCCATCCTCCCCAACGGCCAGCCGAAGTACAAGACCTCGGTGTTCGTGAGTCTATCTGGCGAGGAGTGGGAGCAGCGGATCGAGCTGGAGCCAGAGCACGTCAAGGACGAGGTTCAATTCAGCAACGACGCGCAGTTGGCATTTCGCGCGTGGGTGGATAGGCCAGTCCGGTTCGCTGTCATGCCCCGGCCACTTCGACACTCACGGCTAGGCTGGACCGTGGGGGTCGATCCTATCCGCAGCACAGTCGATACGACGTTCGCCGTAGCCGCAGTCTGGGGGATACAGTTCTAGTGCGTACCGGCGGTCTCACTCTCTCGCTCACGAACCTCGGGCAGGGGACTGTCATGCTCGATCCGCCCTCGGAGGCGTTGCTGCCCCGTGAGCTGCGTGTGTCTGGTCCTGCCACACCCCGAACCGAGAACTGCCGGCTCGTGAACAACCTGGCCCAGCCCCGGTTAGGCTCCATCGCATTCAGGACATTCGTAGGTGCGAGCCCGGTGAATGGCCTGTTCCTGGCGCATTTCGATGACGGCGTGACCGAGGCTATCCGAGGGGACAGCACGACGGTACGGTATGACGACGGCGTGACTTGGACGAGTCTTGTCGGTGGCCAGACCGGCACCGCCAACGACACCTGGGCATTCGCTATGGTGAGGCTAGCCGGGGGAGTCACCAAGGCTAACCAACTTATCTTCTGCAACGGTGTGAATGATGTCTACAAGTATACCGGTGGGGGAACAGCGGCCACCACGATGGCGTCTGTAGCCGCCAAGTTGAGGGGTGCCAAGGCTCTCATAGGTCATCGAGGGCGGGGACTATACTTCAACGTGATCGACCTGACTCTCGCAGGCACGCCCCGAAAGTTCCAACGTGTCTACTACTCGATCGTCGGCAACCCCGAGACGCTCACAGGAACGGGCAGTGGGGTTCTCGACCTCGACGACGATGCGTTCCCTATCGTCAACGCGGTCAAGATAGGCGGGAACATCTGCGTGTTCAAAGGCGATGCAGTCGGCGGCTCGATCGCGGTGGGGACGCCGACAGGAGTAGTCCAGTCTCCCTATCGCTGGGACACTATCGACACGGATGGTATCGGGCTGCTCTGCCCTCGCACGCTCACCCAGGTCACCCCTGACCTATACTTCTTCGTGGGACATGACGGCTTCTACCTCTACGATGGCGGGAGGGGGCTGTTGCCAGTTGCGAACGAGTCTACCTTGACCCTGGTCCCGCGAATCACGCCTACATCACTAACGCTCGCGCACTCTTACTACGATGCCGGCCAGCACGAGATCCATCTCTTCTTGCCGCTCGATGGCGCGGTCTACCCCACCGAGGAGTGGGTGTTCAACGTGCGGGAGCGAAGGCTGTATGGACCATATCTGTACGGCACGCCGATCACCGCGGCCACGCCGTTCGCCACGACCGGGACACTCACGTGGACTAGCTTGGGTGTGTATGGCACGTGGACCAACCTGCCATTCTCCACCTGGTCCTCCATGCTAGGGTCGGCATCTGGCCGGACGATTGTCATCGGTACCAGCGGTGGCGCGACCCGGCACATCGACGGCTCTGCGACGACCGACGCGGGTGCGCCTATCGGGGCTACGTACTACACTGCTGCTATCGCTCCCGGTGACCTCACCTCCGCCACCGGTAAGCCGCTCGACTCACATACGACATTGGTGTTACAAGATGTACATGTCATCTTCAAGAACGTCGGCTCGTGGGTGCCGACAGTAGGGGTGTCTACCGATGGTGGGATGACATGGCTGAACATCAGCACGGGTGGTAGTGTAGGCGGAGGGACGAGTATCGGTCGCATTGTAACCAAGACCTACACGACTGTACTCCCGGGCACCTGGTTCCAGGTACGAGTGTCGAACGGTAATAGCAACAACATGCAGATATGGGGACTCCGGCTGGAGTTCTCTATCGCAGGGAGTGGGCAAGCGAATGTCTAAGATGAGACCCAATCTACCTAATCTACCTGGCGTATGGCTGGCGATTCTGACCAGTGCCGTGTCGGTCACAGGATATCGGTGGTTAGCCATGACACAGACACCAGTCCAGACGCCATCCTCCGCCTCCATCTGTAGCGTCTCGCTGGAATGCGATCAGTGTCACAGTACATTCAGCTCGTGTGTGGACTGTGCGTTTGGACGGTATCTGCGTAGTGGCGATGGCAGGAAGCTAGTACGTGCAGTTCGGGCGTGTGAGGCGAAGGTTGAGTAGGATACTATGTAAGTTGGGATTCCACCTCTGGGAGGAGACTGTGGTCTACTTTGCTCGTGTACGGCGGGTATGTATCCGCCCGAGATGTTTCGCGTGTGACGAGCTAGGCCATGACCGCTGGTTGAGGGTGTACCGTGGCTAAGATTCCAGGTCTACGCATAGTCGCGCCGAATGATGTCGAGGAGCACAAGATACTTGCCGCGAAGGTGAGTCATGTAGAAGACTTCTGGCCCGACGAGAACAAGGTCTATCAGAACCCCGGCCAGTGGTATATCAGCCAGTTCTGTAATCCCATGAATCTAGTCTTCGACCTGGAGGACGGGAAGGGGATGCTCGCGTTCCTGTACACTGTCCCCGGCTGGAGAGCGCAGGTATTCACTGCGAAGTGGGATACCACGCAGGAGTTTGCACCTGAGTCTCGTGTGCGAGCCCTCTGGGAGGCCGCAGCCCGAGTCGCCATTCTTACCAATGACCTCCTCGTGATCGACGGGTTCGTTCGCACGACCAACGAGGCAGCTCAGAGTCTGGCGGAGCGCATGGGGATGGTGCGTAGAGGTCTCATCCGGGGTCAGGTACACTATAATGGTATCGCCGAGGATACCTACTGGTACGAGATCCACCGGGATGATCTAGGCATCCCCCAAGAGGGTAGCTAGATGGGTTGGGCTGCTGCCGCACCGTATGTCATCCCTATCGCCACCTCCCTCGTGGGTGGGATGATGGGCGGCAAGGGTGGACGGCGTAACCCTTCGCCTCAGCTCCCTGCCGGGCTCGAATCCCTCCTCAACATCTTCAGCCAGACAGCAGGACGGGGGTTGGAGAACCTGGATTTCAGTGGCTTCACGCCGGGCGCGGGGTACCAGGCTGACGTGGGACAGCAGGCGCTCCTCAGCTCACTCATGCCACAGTTGGGCGGCGTAGGGAGCGCGTTTGGACAGGGGTTGACGGGCCTGACCGAAGGCGCGGCGACCGGATATCTCCCTAACTTCACAGGCCAGATCGAATCCTACCTTCGACCCGGGCTGGAGCGTAGCTTCGAGCGTGGCGCGGCGGGGCTACGCGAGCAGGGTGCGTTCACAGGCACCTTGAGTGGCTCGAACATGCTCGAACAGCTCAGTAACCTGAGAGGTGGGTTAGAGGCCGGGCTAGGCGAGAACATGGCGAACATCTACGGCGGCGCGTTGCCAGCGGCGATCTCAGCGCGGAGTGCGGCCGTGGGACAGTCGTTGGGGTTACCTGGTCAGATGCTTGGCGCACTCGAAGGTCCCATTGGCCAGACCCTCCAAGGCTCACAGTTCCAACAGGCGTTCCCCCTCCAGGCCATCCAGGGCGCGGCAGGTGGGATCTCCGGCCTGCCCTTCTACCAGCCTAGCTACCGCCCTGGCAAGAGTAGCATGATGGGGCAGGGGTTGATGGCAGCGGCGCCGGCTATGGGCGGCAAAAAGTAAATGCCCATCTACTACCCCCCTCTCGGCCCCGGCGAATCCTACGGCCCTGACTTCTACGGTCAGATCGGGCCGCAGCTAGCTGACTCCATCACCCGCGGGCTAGAGCTGCGCCGCCAGCAGAAGGAAAAGGAACAGCAGAAGCGCCGCGAGGATGCTGCGAGTCGTCTCCAGCTCATCCTCAAGGGTGCCGAGCTATCCAAGGATCAACAGGAGGCACTCATCAACGGCGTGCAGGCTGACCCTGAGCTACGTTCCATCCTAGGCCCTGTCCTGGGCGGTCTCCCCCAGGAGACCCTGCCCCCCACCGTCACCCCCGACGTGACCCGCGAAATGGGGATTGCTGTCGCACCTGGCAGGACTCGCAAGACCATCACCCGCGAGGAGCCCCCCAGCGTGCTCCGCGAGCAGGCAGCGACGGCGTCTAGCCTCGCCCAGACCGAGCTGACCAAGGAGCAACTCGCCGCTGCCAAGGTCAAGCCGAAGACTGCCGCAGCCGAGGCCACGGCCATGTTGGATGCTGTCTCCGCTATCGAACAGAAGACAGGTATCAAGTATAGTGATGACGAGAAGAAGCGCATCGCCATCGAGGGGAAGCTCCCCGAGGCAGCTAGTGGCCGTGATCTCATCCAGACGATCAACACCTTACAAGGCATGGCTGTGGAGGCGGGCACTCGCGGCACCGACATCTCCGACTCGCAGCAGGCGTTGGGGGCCTCAGTCGGCCTCGACATGCGAGCTATCGCCGCCGCTGCGGGCAAGACCAAGGCCAAGGAGTTCGCCGCTATCCACGAGAAGGGCCAGCCCACGCCTATCGAGGTTGACCTCGGGCAGCTCGGTATCGCCAACGCACCCGCATTCGACCGGCTTCTTACTAGCCATTTCAATGCCTACCTGCTCAATCAGCCTGGAGTCGATAAGACCTCGATTGAACGGTTCGACGAGAATGGTAACCGCGTCCTAGAGACAGTCCCCACCAACTACACCCCCGCGCAGCAAGCCTCCGCGATCAAGTACGCCCTCACCAAGATGCCGGCCGGGACGGAACAGTTCCTCGCGAAGTGGTATCCGCAGCTCCTACAACAGGCCGCGGGGCCGACGCCCAGGCAGACCCGCGAACAGGCACTCATAGAGAAAGTAAACGCGGGTATAAAGCGGGCTGTTATCAAGCCGGAGGAGTAAGTGGGCCGGGTACTCTCGGACGCGGACGTTCTTGAGGCTGTCGCGCTAGATGTCCCCGACGAGCTTATCGAGGCGCTGTCCAGGGCCGGTGCTACGGAAGACCTTGAGGCTATCCGGGACGCTATCCGCACCCAGGCGAATCCCAAGCTAGCCAGGCTACAGGCAGGGTACCCTGTCGCAGGTGGCGGCATGGCTGGCCCCACCCGCAGCCCCGGCTTCATCATCCCCGAGAGGACAGCGCCAGGCGCTATCCCACCCGCAGCTCTGACTCGCATGCCCGGCTCCGAGATGGCTCGCTCCATCCTCAACGCCCCGCAGATGCTCGGCCAGTCATTGCTACATCCCATCGAGACTGCCGAGCTGGTAGGTGAGCAAGCCACTGAGATCCTGGCCGGTCTCGTCCAGACTCCACAATCCCTCTTCCTTGACCTCCCCGTCGTCCCCAAGGCCGACGCCGAACGTATCTCCGCCGAGGAGCACGCAGCGGGCCGTCCCTTCCCTGACCTTCTCGAAGTCCAGATGTTCTACCAGGAAGAGCTGCGGGCCAAGGCTGCCGCGACCAAGGCCGAGGCCGATAGCCCGCGCTGGGAGACTACGAAGGGGCTGGTAATGGGTCCTGTCCAGTCGATGTACGACACGATCACTGATCCGTCCGGGGTCATCCGTGACAGACCGTTAGAGTTCGGGATCAACGTGGGACTCCTGGCGAAGTTCAAGCGCACGGGGGGTGAGGCTGCGCTCAAGGAGGTCGTACCGTCCACGCCTGAGACGGCCGTGTCACCGGCTGGTCCACCTGCCATCCCCCGCCCCTCCCCCGAGGCCGTCCGCGCGTTCGTCGACTTGAACATGAACAAGGATGTACCCACCATCAAGCTGCGTAAGGGAGAGACCCCTGCCGAGGCGACCGCTGCCCTCGCTGATGTCTACCCATACAACATCGCGCCGTTAGATCCCGTTGCCGCAGTCAAGGCCGCTAATGAAGTCATCAAGAGCCGAGCTGCCGCCCAGGCCGAGGCCCACCCACTCGTGCCCTCGTCCGTCTTCGAGCCCCGTGAGATCCCGCCATATAGTCCGCCCGGTACCTGGGACGTGCCTCTTGAGACCGCCCTCGATGCGACCAAGTCCATCCCCGATCGACTCGCGGCTATCAAGGAGGCACGGGCGGCGTTCGACGCTGATGTAGCCACACGCGAAGGTCCCCTCCCCGCTCGCCTCACTCTCATCGATGAGGCTCTCAAGACCATGTCCGAGAAACTAGCTAAGGCTGTCGAGGTGGAGGGACTATCGCCGGAGCAGGTATACGCTGTCCTCCGCGACCAGACGACCTTGGAGCTGCCCCCCACCGACCTCATGGGTTCTATCATGTCAGGTGGCGGTGGCGAGACACTCGCCGCTGCGACGGGTCTCGATGTAAGCAATATCGTCTCGAACGTGTTGAAGTCGTCTACAGGTGCGACGGCTATCCCCGCGCTCGCGCATCGAGTCGAATCATTCCTCACCGGCCTCGGCACCGCCTGGGAAGCACAGTTCGGCACTAAGCCCCAGCACTGGTGGCTCCTGGACGAACCCAACGCCCGTCCCCTATTCGCACACGCGATGGAAGTCGGCGCTGCCAAGGGCGCGGTCCGGTTCAACTTCATCGAGAACCGGGTCAAGCCCTGGTACAAGACCTACATCAAGACTGGTGACATGGCAGACGACTTCCTCCGCCTCGCGTTCGACGATGCCGCGGCACATGCTCTCGCCCAGCCGGATCTCTTTCCCAATGTCAAGCTGACAAGACTGACCGACCTCGAACGAACTCGCATTATGACTCGCAAGGGCATGTCCGAAGCGGTCGAAGCCTACAAGTCCACTATCCAACCTGAGTTAGAGAAGTGGCTTGAGCCAGCAGGGATCACAACCAAGCGGCCTGGCATATATGTCCCGCTCATCAGGTTTGATCCTACGCGACATGCTAGCCTACGACGATACGTGGCGCTGGAAGGCGAGTTCATCAACCTGGGAGAGGTACGTACTATAGGCTACGGTGCCGGTGGACGCCGCATGCAGCCTGGTGCTCAGCGCGCGCGTGCAGCCCGCCGTCTCACAGCAGCAGAGGAACTATACCTTGGTGACTTCGAGAAGATCCTCACCGAGGATATGACCGACCGTTACGGCAAGGCCAAGTATAACGAGTTCCGTGAAGAGGTCATGCGGCATAAGGTACAGGTTGATCCTGTTGCAGGTGAGATCCCCAAGGAGGTCATGTTCGGCGGCAAGGCAGTGCCGGTAGTATCCATCACCGTTCGCCTGCCACAGCTCCATGAAACTGTCACTCGCACGACGACTCTCGGTAAGAAGATCGCTGCGGACATTGTGGGGGCGGAAGGTGCTACTCTCGCCGCTGAATTGAAGGGTAAGCTGCTCTCTCGCACCGAAAAGGGCGCGTTCATATCCGGCGAGATTCGCGTGCCCAAACCCGTCGCTGACACCTACAACCTTGTCTCCGGCTACTTCGGCGAGGGGGTCCCCGGTGCAACCAAGGGAATCCCCGGCTACAACATTTCCGAGGTCCCGTGGATAGGGCCGTTCACACGGACGATGACAGGTTGGCAGTTGGCATCACCCGCCGAAGGTTACGGCCACTCGGTTATCGTGTTCGGTAACGCCCTTGCCCACCCGGCTATTGCCAAGGTGCTGTCCACGCGAACGCGCCGGCTACTTGCGCGTACCGCGATCGGCAAGACGTGGGCGCTCTACCAGGAAGCCCGCAGCATGTCGGGGCCGAAGTGGACCGCCGCCTACCAGGAGAACGCAAAGTACGGGGCGCTCCGAACTAGCCAGCTAGAAGAGTACACGCTCGCCGACAAGTCCATCAAGACTCAAGCTATCCGCGATCAGATGCGGGAGTCGCCGATAGGGCGTGCGACACTTCACGCTATCGAGGGTCTCACCGAGATCGTCTGGCCGAAGTGGCGGGTGTTCGGTCCGCCCGGTGAGGGGAAGAGCGGCGGGGTTATCCCATTCCCACTCCCTGCCGGCTTCGAGACGCGGTTGCGTACTATCCTGGCCGAGGCGATCCGTATACAGTCCGAGATGGATGGCAAGCCGGTCACCGTGGCGGAGGCTGCTTACGAGGTCAACGCTCGCTCCGGCACCTACGTCGAAGCCCTCGCGCCCACCGCCGTGAAGATGCTCCGTAACATCCCTGTTGTAGGCGACCCGTTCGCGGCTGCGCTAGTCTCGTCGTTGAGGTCGTCTGCTCAGTTCCTATACGAGGGGACCCGGCCACTCACCGACCTCGCGACGGTCCCCTCCCGTGCGATCATGGAAGGTGTCAAGCAGGGTAGCTCCAAAGCCGCTGCCCAATTCATCGGCGAGCACATGTGGCGGGACATCCATTGGAACCTCGTTTGGAACAACTTCGAGATGTTGATCCTCTACCCTGCGCTCATCAACAAGTTTATGACCGGCAAGTGGACGTGGGAGCTAATGGCAGAGGGCCACTCGGCGGACGACATCGTGGTCTACCCTAACCGCTTCGCGGGCAAGCCGACTGACCGGACAGTCAGCTTCAAGGTTCGCAACATCTCGCCGTTGCATGGCCGCGCGCTCGTCTACACAGGCGCGAAGGCACTCATAGACGGCATCGCGCGGGGTGATAGAGGGCTAGAGTTGGTAGGTGACTGGACCATTGGCATGGCGAATGCAATCACGGGTCGGGTCCATGCGGGCGCGCAAGGCGCATGGATTCTCGCGACGGGCCGCTCCCCTCGCGTCTCTCGCACGGGTGAGCAGATCCAGGTAGCTGAGACAGCCATGGGCGGTGAGAAGGTCAAGCGCCGTGTGGCAGCAGCCATCCCCAAGATCCTCCCTCTGACCGAGCCTATCGCGCTCGCGAAGGAGCTGGCTAGCGGTGTGCCAGGCCCCCGCCCCTTCCGCGAGCCCTGGGCGAATGCCACATACACGGCTCTCATGGGGATTGGTCAGGAGCCATTGGTGGGACCGTCACCGCTCGCGCGCGCCGCGAAGATGCGACCCGGCCGTGACGACGAGGTAGAAGCCCGCGAGCTGGCACGGAACATCGCGGCGGGGTTGGTAGACATGTCGAACCGAACCGCCGAGGAGCGGAGAGCTTACGTCGAGCGCCGCCTGGAGGATGACATCCCCGATGACCTCAAGGCCAAGTGGCGCGGCCGAGTCCACGCCTGGGCCAACGAAGAGGTCTTCAGGATCAAGGGTCGGCAGGTGTCGGGGGCGGCACGAGCTGGCTATCGGGCGGGCCAGTAGCTAGCATGAAGTCTAGCTGGTGGCTATGCACGGCCCGCTCCGCATGAAACAGCGCCCAAGAGTCACGTAGGGCCTTGATAAGTTCCTCGCGGTCCATTTCAGTCACGGGCTTGCCATGCCAGAGGTCAACCATGATTACTCAGCACCCCCAGCTTCTTACCCTGTGAAATGTGCTCAAACAGGAGCGTACCAGCCAGCACGATCGCCCCGATCACCGGCCGGCCGGCCTGGACAAGCGCCAACCACACTGCTCCCCCGACCGTCTCCAGCGCGGTGATGTCGAGTGACCGGCGGTTGAACAGGAAGCCCTTGATGGGCGTCTCCGAGAACGAACTCAGCTCGACGTTGTGCTGCACGAACATGGTGGCGAAGAGGAAGATGGCGGCTGCTACAGGATTCACCCCGGCGATAGCCAGCCACAGGACCCAGATGATCGCCTCGGACCCGCTGAGTGCCACGACCTTGCCTAGCCCGCCCCTCAACCTACTCGACACGACGTGCTCGCCAATGAGTCCGGCCAGTAGGAAGAGTGCCGGGCCGACTCCGAATCCCCCCATCGCTAGCCAGCCTACCAGTGCTACCAGTTCGATCACGGTTATCACGATCGCGCGCTTCATTTCTCCTCCTTCTCGTAGTCATGGTCAACATCGTAGAAGATGATCCGTCCCACCTGCCCGCACTTGCGAGCTGTAACGGTCCACTTCGGGGCGGTGATACTTACATCGTAGTACGAGTCAGCGCCGGGGACGGGATTGTCTACTGGCGCGGCGGCGACCCCCGGGAACAAGAGCTGCATCGCCACGCCTAGACACTCCTGCCAGGAGGTATCACTGAGCAAGGGCCAGCGAGTGAGCTGCTTGTCGCGGGGATCAGTCAGGGACGAATACTGCCATTTCTTCGTGATGACCTCGTCAACTGTGCGGCCCCACCACGATGGTCGGGCCACGCGATTGAGTATGGAGTACCCCACCGCAGTCCTACCAAGCTGTGGCTCTCCCCGTGCTTCCCGCCAGATCGCTAACGCAAGGTAGAAGGTCTGGGTACATGTAGCATTCGTGAGTTTAGGCATGGTCAGTCTCCATTGCAGTTCTCCACGATAAGGTGACACCAGGGACACACCAACTTGCAGTGTATCACAACTAGCTTCCCACTGCACAGCGGGCAGTCCATGACTACGTCCTGGTAGAAGTGAACGACCGCTTGTACCATGTCTTGATGTCCTGGTAGAGTCGTCGGGGATGTCCTGGCGCGTACATGATCGTATCTCTGTCCCCCTTGCGGCCGACATGCAGGATGTGCATGTCACGGCTGGTCGCCCTGACGGATGCCTCGTCACGAAGTCTCTTAGCTACGGTGCCACGCATTCCTTCACCTCGACCTCCCAGCTCTCATCAGGACATTCCCCCGCCCAGGTCCTGAGTTGCCGCAGCGCGGCCACGACGTTGCCCGGGGTGGGCGCGGTGAGGTCGTTGTAGTGGACCTTACAGTGCTTCCAGCGGTCGATAAATGCGGTGAGCACCTCGACTGTGTCACCTGCTCGCTGCTTATGCAGCCCCCCGAAGATGAACAGGTCGGAGAAGGTGATGGGGATGGCATACCCCCCGGGTCCGTTCAGACGGATGTGGATGAGTTTCATGTGTTCCCTCCTGATAGATAATTACCGGTTTACCCGTAGTCCTTGACTACCATGTTATCCGTGTTCACCGTCCCCCCAGAAAGTCATGCCCCTGCCACCAGCTACCTGGAAACATCCTCGAACTGCCGATCATACCGCGGGGTTTACTAGCCTTGCCGCGGACTCGCTTCACGCCGAGGCCAGATACACGACGAGACTTCTTCCCCTTACCCCCCTGTTTACTTCGGTTGGGCATCGTCGCGCGCCTTACCAGGACCAGGATACTCCATCCCGGGGAACTCTAGCTCGGCGATCCTGTTCTCTAGTCGCTCGGTATAATCATACAACGCCTCGATGAGCTGTAGCAGGTAGGAGCCGTAGCTGTCAGTAGTCAGCTCACGGTTAGGAATCGCGGCCCCCAGCCCGGCAGCTAGCTCGTGTAGTTTCTGGTACTCCGTCATCTCACCTCCCACACCGAGCCCAACCAGGCAGGGCCTTTACGTTCCAGCAGCATCCTCGCGGCCGCGAGCGTCTGCAACGCCCCCTTCACCCGGCCGGCGTTGTACCTGTTCCTGAACGCGCGGACTATGTCAGACTGCTGAGCCTTTCCGCCTCTGCTCTGGATGAACCTCAACACAGCCTCCACGGGCGCGCCCTCCTCGGTGACACCGAGTTGCCGGTAGACATTGTACACCGTCGAATCGCACCAGTCAAGGACAAGTCGTGCCCGATGCAACCACTCAGCCTGGAGCGCGTCGGGCGGGCCACCATCGGCGACTTGCCAGACGACCGCCAACTTGATAACGTGCGCCTGCTTGCGAGCGTACCAGGCCAGCACCTGCTCATCCTGGGTAGCCCCTTCCTGGCGACATAGCTCGCCCTCATACCAGGACACGAGATACTTCTCGGCGCTGGGATCAAACGCCATGTGCTCCATGACCGTCTTGAGGCGCACCCCCAGAGACTCGATCAGCTCAGCGGCCAGCCGCTCATCGAACTTGGGCAGTGCCATTCGATGCCGTCTCCCTGCCGCCTCGAAGGGGATGTGGCGTGGTAGATGCCCGCCCTTCACAGCGTCGGGGGGCAGGTCCAACAGCCAACTCATCGTGGAACATCCGCACAGGCACAGGTATACATTGTCCAGCTCGTAGAACTCCTCCATGGAAAGTGCCCTCGACCACTTGTCCGGGCAGTCGTACCAGTCGGTCAGCCACTTTGCCAGCTCGGTCTTATACTTGTCCTTACCTACCAGCACGCCGTACTCGGATGCCAGTATGAGGCCGTCCGCGGCCCGGGCCGTCTCGGCATAGCGGCGTCGTAGGGCTCGTGCATAGCCTTGCTGTGAGCCCTCGGAGGGTAGGATGTTGGTCGTCGGGAACGCTCGTGTGACTAGACTCCCCGCCATCTTCATCGCCGACGACTTCCGTGATCCTGTAGGCCCTATCAGTAGTACATACAGGTTAGGGTAGGTGGGTGCCACCGACCACTGGATCAGCGGGCGTCTCGCCAGCGCCCCTGATATACACGCCGCCATCGCACCGAAGTGGAATTGCGCGGGGGCCTCTGACTCGGCTGTGTATTCCAGGTACCGGCCGAACCACCCATCTGTTACCAACGACTCGAAAGAAACGGGCGCTGCGAGCGGGACACTCTTGTCGGGTGGTGTCGTTACCCCCAACGCCCGCGCGAGGTCGTGCTCATCGATATTGAAGACCGTGCGGATGCGCTGACAAAGGGACTCCCACTCGGCCGGGGTGGCATTCGCGTGCGTGATGTTCGCGAGTGCTACGACCTTCCCTAGAAGTTCCTCGTCCCCCTCGACGTTGATGGCAACATCGAGGAGCTGGTCCAACTGTTCCCGGTAGACTTCAAGGCTGTCCACACGTTAGCGCCTCTCGAAGTTGAATATCCACCCAACGGCCACGAGTTATACCTCGACACACATAAAAGCCGAACTGCCAGCCCCAGAGCTGGCGCGCTCGACTTGTGTCCCAATAACCTCGCGACATCTATCGCGGGCTCCTGTGACCCACCGTGGGCTGTAGTTTATTGCCTACTAGTGCCTGCCTATACGCTCTCTTGTTCATCGGATCGAACGTGCCGTGCTTGGGGCAACGTAGCACGACAGACAATCTCCCCCCGTACTTCGCCACAGCCTCCATCACCAGCTCACGGTTGCAGTGGCGGCAGATGGGGATGGGGCGGAGGGAGAGTTCACTCAATGTAGGCTCCACAGCAGGAGCAGCGCCAGCTGGGGCAGCTTACAAAGCGGGCCTCGTATTCGTCTCTAGCACGACCCCCCGGGGGCGGCCACTTCGCGTAAGGCGCCATGCTGCCGCGCCACTCCTCCCCACACCTAGCACACCAGATGACATCGCC